AAATGACCAGGGATACAGATTTTAATAAAAAACTTACACGACATTACAACAAGGACGCCTGGAGACTTACCCGTTTCGATACAGGTGCATATTGGCTAGAGGTAGAATGAACTGCGAACTTTGTGATATGGATATGGCAGAAGAAGAATATTGGACTAATGATACCATAAAGATATGCCAGGAGTGTTTTGATATTACAAAAGATGCAGGTGGCATAAAGAAGAAGGACATAGATGAAGCGTCGTTGTAATATCTGTCTGCAGTCAAAGGATCATCTTAAGACAGACAAGTTCAATAATGAAGTAACAGTATGCTTTACTTGTCAAAAAATCTTAACTAAAATAGTTATGACAACATGGGCAGACTAAAACAAAACCTTTTAGACGCGTACTAGAAGAAAGGAACGAAAACCTAGTCATTACAGTCACTTTCTATTGAAAGGACGGGAAGGGGTTAAGGAAGTGGTGGGGTAGCAATGGGTATAAAAGGCGTGTTTGGGCCGCTAGAAGGCGCTGCAGGGGCGTTATTTGGCGTTGTAGGGGCTAATCAAACCCGAACTTGCCGTGTACCAGTTTCGTAACTGGTTTCGTTTTGTCCTGGTTGTCTGCAGCTTTTTGAATAACTGGGATCAACTTACTGGCAGCAGCTTGAATATACCAGGGTTGATCTTTTAACTCTTCGGTCATACTATGCAACAAAGACAACTGCGAACCTTCCTCCGTCTCGCCGAGTTTCTTGGCAGCATTCCCCATAGCACCGTTCCAAAAATCTATAGCTGCCTTTCTCGCTTGAGGAATCATAAATTCCTCGAAGTCGACCAGGGCTTGCTCTCTGATTTGGTTAGTGATCACTCCAAGGCTAGCTAACAAAGTCTCGTCTGACTCTTTCGATAATAACCAGGACTCAATCTTTTTCTGAGTTCTTAGCGGAATCCAATAAGTATAAATCAATAAATAAAGCCCAAAGCTCAAAACCCAAACAAGAACGAACAGTTCGTCTGTCATTATTCAATCCCAAAGACCTTATCCAATCCGGTTACGGTTAAAATTGCAGCAATCAAAATATCCAGAGCATCGGTATCTTCTGTGCTTTTGCCAGTAGCCAATAAAGTTTCAACATCCTCTCCAAAAACTTTAGCTAAAGCAGCATCACCCGTTACAAAAAATGAACCTAATATTATACCAGGGGGAAGCTTTAGATCATCTACAATAAAATTGGGTATAGTTTCTGCAGTAACAATCGCATAGGACAGAGCTTTGGCAGTATCATTAACTTTTGTGAATAAAACCCAACCTATAGCGGTTATTATTGGCGCAAAGGCCTCGATAACGTTGCTGAGAGCAATAAGTGATCCACTTGGTAATTGTTCACCTGGCTTTCTAAAATGTTTAACCAGGGCAGCTACACCAAAAGCCAATAGGTACGGAAAGAATTTCTTTAATGTTCCGACTGTTTCTTTAACGGTTTCAGGATCTAATTGTTCGTTAAGTGGTATACCAGTATCAAAAGGACCACCTGCACCACCCCATTCTTCAGCAGTAACGACCATTAACCAACTTGCCTTATTCCTTCAAGGATAGTTACTGCCAGGAGTAAGAACCTAACCAGGAGCTGTTCCCAATTATAATCTTCGTACATCAATCCCTGGTTCTATAGATTCTACCTGTTAACAAAACGTAACCATCCATAGCCACATCCTCCGAAGTGGAATCTACAATAGCGGTAATTTCAGTATAAGAAGGAATAATAATGTCCTGGCGTTCACTGGCTGGCATTGTCTCAGAAAGTCCGTCGGTTTTCAATACCATTATATCTGTACCATTCATTGTCATTATCATACTGCCACGGGCTCCCGCAGTCGGATCAGTGGGGTCCACCCAACCATTAAATTGAATAGTTCCTACAAAATAATAGTTACCTGTTGTAAAATCCAAGACTGTTTGTGGTGTGGTTGACGCAGTGTATTTGCCTGAGTAAGCATAGGCATGATCTCCAATTATCTCTATTGCTTCCGCTGGACCAGTGAAACTACCGCCTACTGGATTACCTGCACCGCCTATGATAGCCATAAGGATCCTAAGCAGCGTAAGTTATAGAAATACTTAGATCACAGGTCTCGCTAGTCGTGCAACTGGCACTAAAGTCGATCTGGTTACCTGGTATAATATCGAAAAGTCCTGCAGAATTTTCAATAACTACTGGTTGACCATCGTTTCCACCTAGTGGCCCTGCAGCCTGAACGCTCCATCCTGGTCCACTAAAGATCTGTTGTACACTAACCCCATCTCCGGCAAACTTGAAAATTGAAATTCCATCTGTTGCCGAATCTTGCTGAGGTGTTGCACTCAAAGAGATCCTTACGACTCTGTTCATCCCTTCTGGATTAGTTGTGCTTTGAGTTGATCCCATTAATTGCGACATCGCAACAAAAGTACCAGCTGTCAAAGATTGTCCTGCTAAACTATATGTTCGTGTTTGTAGTCCTGACATGTTTTATCTCCTTTTTTATATTCTGAAATACATTTTGGTTCCGCCAAGCTTTGTGCTAGGGAACCATTTTCGTATTAGTCCACCTGCAGTAGCAACAACTATTGCACTGCTTAGAACTTTTTTACCATCTGTTGATCCGACCAGGTTCACGGCATTACTCGAAAGTTTGCCAAACGCTGAGGATATATTGCTATCCAGTACATCCTTGATCACACTAGGGGTCGTTAATGATATTCCAGTTATTCCGACATCCTTTCCTGCGTTAAGGTATTGGGCTACGCTTAGTCCTGCAGCCATTCCAGTTACGGATGGATGCGGCATTGCGGGCTTTCTGTATCTTGCCATATTCTTTCTCCTTTTTGGATTGCCCGTGTAAGCTCTTCGAGCGGTCTTACGACGCATACCTTTTTTGGTTGATCCACGCTTGCGAGAGGTATCATAAGATTTCTTACTGATGAGCTTTCCATCTCTGAAATACATTCGGCGACCATTAGCACCTTTCCTGGTATAGAGTCCCACGGGCATATACTCAGATATGAGTAAGCCTATTAAACCTTAACTTGATTTTGAGTATGTAAACATTCTTGAGTATTACACAATTGATTATATACTAGCAATAGAATACCAACTGATGAGCTTAGAAAAAGAATCATTTGGTTTTGGTATACGTCCAACGATGGACGAAGTACCGCCAGGCATGCACGCCATATTCCGTTTTACGGGACCAGGCAACATCAGAGAGACACCTAAGTATGGATGGAAATACTCATTTCCTATTGAGATCTCTTACCATCCCTCCTACGATACCCTCCCCCCCCTGTCCTCTAACGTAATTGATAGAGAAAAGAAAGAAGCAGAATTGAAAGGGCAGACTGTTAAGTGTGAATGGGAAACTAAATGTGGTTCTGCTGAACAGTTATTCTTTGCTCTCTTTGCAACTACTGATGATTATCAGAAAGTGGGAAAGGAACCTAATGTAGTGGAAATGACCAGGGATACAGATTTTAATAAAAAACTTACACGACATTACAACAAGGACGCCTGGAGACTTACCCGTTTCGATACAGGTGCATATTGGCTAGAGGTAGAATGAACTGCGAACTTTGTGATATGGATATGGCAGAAGA